CCTGCAAGTCGGGCAGTATCGCGTGGCCGTCGGCAGCATCTCTTGGCATTCGGGGCATTGCTTGGCCGGTGCTTCGCCGTCGCCAGATCCGCCTTGCTTCTTTGGCTTCACCGCGTCGATAAACCCATGGCGCGCCACGTTCTCGCCATAGTCGAGGATCAGGCAGTTTTCTTTGCCTTCACACAAGCGCGTGCCGCGCCCAACCATCTGGATGTATAGGCCGGTCGATAGCGTGGCCCGCACCAGCGCGACAAGATCCACGTTCGGCGCGTCAAAGCCCGTCGTGAGAACATTGCAATTCACAAGGCAGCGAATCTGTCCGGCCTTGAACCGCGCAATGCGTGACGCTCGATCTGCTTGGGTATCTTCGCCCGTCACAACTTCGCAGCTGTATCCTTCAGCCTCGATGCCATCTGCCAGCATCCGCGCGTGATCAACGCCCGATGCGAACAGCAACCAGCTTTTGCGGTCTTGGCCGAGCGCAATGATTTCGGCAACTGTCGCCGCAACCAGCTCAGGGTCCGACGCCGCCATTGCCAAGTCGCTCTCGTTGAACTCCCCGCCGCGCTTTTTGACGTTGCTCAGGTCGATCTGCTTCAGGCCGCCCTTTGATATGACCGGCGACAGATATCCCTGATCCATCAACATCCCGACAGGGATGTCATACGCAACGCCATCAAAGATTGCGCCCTTGCCCTCATGCAGCCTGCCGCTGTCCAGCCGGTAAGGCGTGGCCGTCAACCCGACGACCTTCACGTCCGGATTGCAGATCTTCAGATCCTTCAAGAACTTGCCATAGCGCGTTTCGCTGTTCTTCGGAACCATGTGCGCTTCGTCGATCAACACCAAGTCAGGCGCGGGAATCATCTCATAGGCCCGCTGATAGACGCTCTGGATGCCTGCAAAGGTGATTGGCTTGTCTAGCCGCTTCTGCCCGATGGACGCGCTGTAGAAGCCCAAATCGGCCTCTGGATACATACGAAGCAATCCCTCCGCGCCTTGCTCCAACAATTCCTTCACATGCGACAGGACAAGGACGCGGGTGCCTGGAAAGAACATGGCGTCTTTGACGATCTTCGCAATGATCGCCGTCTTGCCCCCCCCAGTCGGTGCCACGATCAGCGGGTTTTCACCCCGCCCATCGGCCCAGTATTGATAGAGGCCGTCAACGGCGGCTTTTTGGTAGTCTCGGAGTTGGAAGGTCATTGCATTCTCCCATCGAACAATTCTTCGCTGTTCTTGTGGTTCACAACGACTTCGCCTTCTTCGTCGTGGTATTCAACGCGGTCCGGCGAGGCGTCGATGACTTCCCAACCGCGCGGCATGATCTGCGGGATGTAGATGTGATCGTCGCAAAGCCCGTCGGCCTCCCAGCCTTTTCCGCAAGACCATGTTCCGTCGCGCTCTGGCGTGACGTGCGCGCACGTCCGGCAACTCGGTTCAGGTATCTTGCAGCCCCAGCAGACCGCCCAATAGGGGCAGAACTTGCAGGCAAATGACGAAGGGTCAGACGCAATCCGGTCCGGCGGCAGGTCTGAAAAAACAATGCTGTCGGCTTTGGCGATCAGCTTCATCGACAGCGCGGCGTCATACTTGATGCGCTCGCCGTAGATGGCGTCTGTCTCTTTGCACACAGCGAAGAAATAGCAGCGCTTTAGGCCAGACAAGTGCATCCCGACTTGGCACTGCGCCCAATATGTCGGGTTCACCGCCTCAAGCCCCTTGGCAGACAGCGCTTTGAATGACTTGGTATTCATCGTCTTGAACTCCAGCGTGTGGGGTTCTTTGCTTTCCGCAAAGCCCTCGCCGACGCCGTCGAGGCTCAATGCAAAATGTCCACCGCAGGCGTCAAAGCGAACCTGCTTGCCGGTATCCGGATCTCGGTCCCAGATGGTCACACCCACATCGCGCAGGTTCTTTACGACGCGATCTTCTTCCCGGTCGCCCGTCTCGAACAAGCGCAGCATCCGCCCCTCAAAATGCGGCGTCCAAGCCCAGCGGAATTGATACCAAAGCGCGCGCGAGCAATCCCGCCCGATCTGTGATCCGCCGAGGTGCGGGCGGTGTTCGTTTTTGCGCTTGGCCTTGTAGTGGTCAAATATGCGCTTGATGGTTTCGGGTGTGGTGTGTTGTTCGAGGTTCATTGTCGTTTCCTTCTTTTCATGACTTGGCCCCCGCAAGGGCCAAGGTAGAAAAGACTTAGCGCTTCCAAGGCGGCGTTGCTGCCGCAGCCGCTGGCGCTGCTTCAGACGGTGCCACCGATGCCAATGGCGCAGACCCGACCGCCGCATATTCTTTGAGTTCGTTCGACGGGCCGTAAGCGCCGTCACCGGGCTTTACCGCAACCTTCACCATGAAAGGCTTGTCGTGAAAATCCGCGCCGCTCTTTGGCGTCATTACACCCACCGCGCGGCAGATGCTGGAGAGGGTGCGCTGCGCAATCTCTACGGCTGTCGGGTTTGGGTTCTTGAGGTTGAGCCGCTCAATCAGCTTGCGCCCCTGATGCTGCCCCTCGATGATCTCAACACCAAGCTGCAAGTAGCTGCCCGTCATTGCCCTTGTCGGCTTTTCTTCGGATGAAGTGAAGACAGCCTTATACCAGCCCGCCGCAATGGGTTCGTATGATGCGGATGGCTCGATGGTGTTTGCGTCAAATCCTGAAAGATCCATGTCGTGTTCTCCTTATTTCGCTACAAAATTGTCAAAAGGGTTGCCGCCGTCGAAGGTGAAGCGCAGTGGCGCGTCAATCGAAAAACGGTTCTTGGTCACGCTGGCCGCCTGCGGGTGGCAGATGACTTCGCGTTCGCCGGTGCTGATGGCGCGCTTCTTGTCGCCGTCGCCGCGTGTGTGAGTCACCAGCCTGATCATGCAAACCGCATCCACGTTGTCGGTGTAGTGGGATATCGACTTCTTGTGCAGACGCACCGAATAGCGATTGTAACTATCCATATCCGGCAGATCCATCGTCTCAGTGTCGGCGTGGCCGATGAAAACGATATTCATGCCCTTGTCATAGGCAAGCTGACCCGCCCATTCACGAACTTGGCGATGCTTCTCGGCTGCGGTGCTGTATCCGGCACCATATCCGCCGCCAGCCTGATTGATCGACTTGGCCTTCGGATCGGCGGCTACAATTTCGCTTTCGATCATGGTGGCAAGCTGCGTGATGCTGTCAAGCACCAGCGTCTTGTGGTCATGCTCCTGCGTGGCGAGTGCCTCGATGGCGTCCAGCACGTCTTGGACAGTATGTGCCACCGGAAACAGAGATACGCCTTCGTTGCCTTGCAGTGATGCCGTGCCGTCCTCGGTCCGGATGAAGACAGGATTCGGGAACATCGCCGCCAGCGTTGTCTTGCCCATGCCGCCCTCGCCAAACAGCGTGATGATGATGGGCCGCTGCCCCGTCGGTTTGCTTAGTTGTGATAGATCAATCATTTTTCAACTTCCATCCTTCAAAAATTACTGCATCACTCAAGTCTGCTCCACGCAAGTATGCTCCACGCAAGTATGCTCCACGCAAGTCTGCACCACGCAAGTCTGCGCCACTCAAGTCTGCATCACGCAAGTTTGCATCACGCAAGTTTGCGCCACGCAAGTCTGCGTTATTCAAGTCTGCGTTATTCAAGTATGCACCAATGAAGTCTGCACCACTCAAGTCTGCGTTATTCAATTCTGCACCAATCAGTTCTGCGCCACTCAAGTTTGCATCACGCAAGTCTGAACCACTCAATTTTGCACCACGCAATTCTGCACCAACCAATTTTGCGCCACGCAAGTCTGTATCACACAAGTCTGCGCGTTCTCCACCTTCTTCTCGTGCAAGAAAAAGCGCGTGCTTTTCTAAGATTTCTTTGAAATCAATCATTTCAATTCCTCCATTGCATCTTATTCTTCCAGCGCAATCTTGATCGCGACATTTATTGCGCCGACGATTGCCTGCGCCTCTTCAATCGTGAAGTTCTCCAAAAGCGGCTGATGATTTTTGTTGCAGTCAGCCGTGGCCATTGCCACACCGCCGCTTCCTAAACCAACTTCAATTATAAAGTCTTGTCCGTCTTCTGTTTGGATGCGTATCATCATTTCAATTCCTCCACCTTCACGGAAATCTTGCCCGGCTTTGTTGTGAACGCCTCGGCGACCATGCCCCAAAGAACTGGCTCGTTGTTGGCGAGGTATTTCATGCCAGCGGGATCTGCTTTGATTTCGGTTTTGACCGGGTGCATATCCAAAGGCAGCTTGTATTTTATGGCTTCCCAGATGTCGGCATTGACTGACCGATAGACCGGCTGACCGACCGTCACTTTGAAGTTGTCAGTCTTGTGGGACTTGGTGCCTTCGTCCGGTACGTCAAAGGCTTGTGCGATTTCACGTTCAATCGCCAGTCGCAGCTGCTGTGCTGCCGTTTCCGCGCTCTTGGCTTCAAGCCAATCCGCGCAAAGTGTTTCCACGTTGCTAC